GTTTCATTATTTTGACCAGTTTCATTATTTTGACCGGTTTCATTATTTTGATCTGTTTCGTCGGTATATAAATCAGTAAACATCTTACTTGTATATATTTAGTAAATATATAATAATTTGCGTAAATATCTTTACTCAAATTATTATATATAAATATAGTATATTCACATATGGAGGTTAGTAAAGGTAAAAAAGATGAAATTATATATAATCCAGCACGTAGTAGATATAATAACACATCTACATCAAATACAATCGTTATATGGGACAAGGTTAAATATATGCCAAATCTTACTGCGATACAGCAAAAGTATTTAATGCCGGCAGGTAATGATAAACTTTATCAAAAATTACATGAATGGTCTGGCACATTTAACACTGTAACAATTTATATGACCGATAAAGGGAAAAAAATAGCATATCGTGTTGGTAAGGATTATTTTAAGCGTAACTGTGAAGTCAATAAAATGTTAATAGCTGATGGTAATAGCGTTGCCGAATATGTAAGCGTATTAAATCAAAGCATAGAAAATATAGTAGATGCGTCCAAACACAATATATCGCCAACTGTGTACTATGTTGGATTGATGAATATTTACAAAAACGACAATAACGACGAATATCAGTATATTGTTCAGATAAGTGAAGCATATGATATGGATCTAAAAGAGTACTATGCCAATGATAAATATACAACGAATACTACATTAACAACAGATGATATATTTATTCGTGACCAACTGATATCATTACTACAAAACACAAGTGATAAGTTATCACTCATATGTTTTGATATTAAACCTCCAAATTGTGTAATAAATATAAACACTAAAGAGGTCAAATTAATAGATTGGGATGCGGATTGGTGCCAAAAATATGATAAACTATTACGCTCACCAGATGGAGACGAAGATCGCGGTAAAATTGACCTGTTAAATATTATAATAATGGCTAATCATTTTTACATATATTGTAAATATAATATATTTTATTCTTATTTACAAGAACATATTAAAGAAGCGGACATTGAATCCCTAAAAAAACTATTTTGTGAGAGTACAAACGGAGATTATGAATTTATGTCCAGATATTATTTTAAGTTAGACGCGCCGTTGTATGTAACTTGTAAGGATGACGTTTTTACAGAATTGATTACCAGAGCACGCAAATTAAGAAAAGACAATAATATAAACAAAGGAGGAAAGATTATCAAACATAAGAAGATGTGTAAGAAGAATAAATATACTAGAAGGGTTCCTAGAAGAAGACATATTACTACCAAAAAGTATAAGTCCGATAGTTATTCCAAGTCCAAGTCTAACGGACGGTCCGTTAAATCTAGACGAAAAAGCCGTAGGTAAGGTATTTTGAAATGTAAATATTCAAGATTTAGTCGATAATTTAATATGTAGTTAAAATATATATGAGTGAAAATATTTTTATAATTTTTATCGTTTTAATATTTTTATATTTGGTATACCAACAGTTTCGTTTTCAAAAGAACATGTTTTTTTCGTCCATTGAACAATTTACTCCCCAAGAAGTAGAAAATATAATACAGCCACCAGGAAGTAATAAGATAGGTACTATCAACTCAAACACATCGAGTATCACGATGCTTCAAACAGTTAGTAATGGTTATACTCAGGAGGTGATTGATAATTTAAAACCGTCAAATCCTGGAGCTTTTGATAGAGAACATACTGACACAATGGGATCATTTCCAAGTGTCGAACAAGAAGAATATCCTTTACCTACAAAAGAGTTTGAACATCCAAATAATTATAAATTCACAGTAGAATACCCTTGTAGAAAGAGCGCGACTGGTATGTATACTGATTGTGGTGTTTGGTCTGCTAACGATGCCTGGACGGCAGACCCATACAAAGGTCTGAATTGCCCATTAGCAAATACAACCACTCCCAAACAAGCAGATTTAGTTTCAAGAAATAGAGAGATTAAATTCGCATAAAAATATCAACCATTACCATTACCATTACCATTACCATTACCATTATTCGTAAATACACGACATCACGCGAATAAACACTAAACTATACATTTGATTATATGATATATTCAAATGTATACATCTTCAATGGTGTAATTGTATACATGACACATTCAAATATGTTATTACCTAGCATACATTAACCCACAATTACCTCCGACAAAAGTAAGAATGTTATATCTTTCTTCATGTATAGTTAAATTATAATTGTAATCGAACAATCGCCAGTTTGGTTTATTTACACCAATCAATACCCCACTAGATGGATCACATATCGTATAAAAAGAAGCCTGTTCATCAATCGGAGGACTATATGTTGTAAACTCTAACTGGATATCGCGAAATTTACTCAAATTCATAGCCCCAGATGGTTGGAAATCAAACGGATCGGTATGAATGCCAAAGTTATAACTATACAACCCATCTGGAGCATTACCAGATGTTCGCACATATTTTTCAGCATAATTATAAACACCAGCATCTAGTACATTCTCTCGGTATTTGCCGTCAAGTAATATACCCAATGACAATAAAATATCTCTTTCATTGTAAACGCTGTAATCACCTGTTATGAAATATCCAGTATGGCCTTGATCTATAGGATTATATCCAGGCCCAAAATTAAAACTAACATCTGGTATAGAATAACTACCAGATATATCCGCAATCTCTACATCCTGTGGCAAATATTTATATGGCCAATTTGTATAATTACTCCATTCGTTTCTTAAATTTATATCACTTCGTTGAAAATACCACATCCAAGAGGATACCATTCCCATCGAATTTTCCAGTTTTACTCGTTGACTACCTGTAACATTAAAATATTTCCAATCGTAAACAGATTTAAATAAATATTTCTGCTCATTTGATGCGAATATTTTCGATTCTTCTTCTGTTAAAAAACAATAGGTAGAGATTAAATGAATGTCTGCGTTCCAATTAGTTCGCTTGTCTGTGTAAGAGGTCGTAGTATTCAATGAAATATCTGGAGGAGGTTGTAAAAAGCGATAAAACTGATGATATGGATTATTAAAATTAGGTTGAACATATGGAAAATCGTTAATTTGATCTTCTACATCACGAATTACAATCAATTCCTGAACCGGACGTATGGTTATATTTATTTCTAGTTCATTATATTGTAGTGCTACAAGTGGAAATGCCATCTTAGCAGCTAATGTGAACCAAAAATTAATAGGAATGTATAGCTTTCTAGCACGAATAGATGGTTCTGGGCCTTGCTGTACCGAGGTATAATAAGCATTCGGGTACATATTTGATCGTGGTGGAACATTTCCGGGATCATTTAATTCTGCCGTATTACCAGTCATATTATCATATAAATCTGTTTTAACATTGTTAAAATCCCTTTGAATCATAGACAACAGATACGAGCCAGAATATTTGTTTAATATTTGACCTCCAACTGTAATTTCTATTTCCTCAATCATTTGTGTTCCCAGGTTATCTATCCATTTAAATTCATATGGAGCCCAATTATCCGAGGCATCCACCGGCGGAATAATAGGACTCCAAATTGTAGGCAACTGAACTACTAAATATGTGTCCATTAGGAGTTCAGCGTATCTTTTCATTCTAAATGTAAATTTAGACGATTCTGTCATTCGTAAATTCCGTAAGCCATCAAAATCTAAACGAAATTTCTGGAGTCCAAAATTGGTATATTTTTTATAAGTTGTTTTGAAAAAGGTCTTTGATGGATTTCCGTTTAAATATACATTTTGATTTCCATAGGCTACGATATTTAATAGTCCTCCTGGCATATATATTTATCCTACAATATTATTTAACTTTTTATTCCGGATATATATATTTTGAGTCTTCGTCGACATTTTAGTAATACCGTAGAATTTTTTCATAACTTATTATAAGATAATGAATAATATAACTGACATTATGTCAAACTCAAAATTATATTTGGAACAAAACAAGGCATCCACCATTAAATACACTACATATTTTATCGTTGCTTTTTTACTAATTTCCATATTCATGTACACGATTAATAAAATGAAATTAAACAAGTCTAATAACGAAGTCCTTTCTAAAATATATCCATCTTTTCCCAAGTTATCTACACTTAACACGAATGACGCGACATATCAATACTTATTAAGAGACTATTATATTAAAACGGCTTATAACTGTTGTTGCGGTGGGCAATTCAAAAATGACTATGTAGACACGCTTCCTCTCAAGACATGTATTGCGCAAGGTGCCAGAGTATTAGATTTCGAGGTTTATTCATCAGTTGATAACAAACCTATCATCGCGGCGTCATCCATTAACAACTATAATGTCAAAGAAATGTATAACCAAATATATTTAGACGAAGCATTGAATGTAATAAACACACATGCCTTTAGTGGAGGGTCTTGTCCTTGTCCAAATGATCCATTGATATTACATTTTAGAATTCAAAGTAATAATAAACAGATTTATACTGATATGGCTAATATGATTTATAGCACGATAAACTCGCGGCTATTAGATAAAGCATATAGTTATCAATACTCGGGGTATAATTTAGGAGCAGTCCCACTGAAAAATTTGTTGGGTAAAATCATAATATCGGTTGATCGATCGAACCCTCTATTTGAAGATACTCCATTAAATGAATATGTTAATGTTGCCTCCAATTCCATGTTCCTAAGAGCATCCAGAGCATACGATATTAAGTTTACACCAGATTCCAACGAGTTAATCGAATATAACAAAAAATATATGACAATAAGTATGCCGGATATGAGCGCATACGATACAAATGTAGATGCTAGTTTACATATGAAATATGGTGTTCAATGTGTAGGAATGTGTTTTCAAAATTTTGACTCCAATATGGAATATTACAACTTATTTTTTGACAAAGTAGGTCATTCATTTGTACTAAAACCCGAAGAATTAAGATACATACCAGTTACTGTACCTAATCCAACCCCGCAAAATCCCGCCAATTCTTTCACTACAAGAACAACCACCACTGATTTTTATTCGTTCAGTGTCTAATATAACGGTTCTGATTTCATCGAATGTATTGATCCTTTGTATCCGTATCTAAATATACATTTTTGCTTATTGCTCTTATGATCTTTCCTGTTTCCTTGTCATCCTTTTCTATGGATGTCATGGAATTAAATACGAGTCTAGTCATTCTTGATTGAAGATTCTCTTTCGTATCCCATCCCATATTCGCATCTTGCCATTTATTTAGCATTGTGCGTTGTTTTATAGATAGGGTTTTGATACCTTTCAGTACGCGTAATAGCTCATTATCCTTTTCCCATGTATTATCATCTTTCACATACAATATCTTCCTGGTAGCATCTGTACAATGAATCGGACGATCCAAAATATCCAACTGACTTAGTCCATTGACTAACATGTTCGTTATTGTCTTAGTCAACCCATTTTCTATGGTACTATCATATGTTTCTGCTGTAATAGGTAAAGAATCTATAAAATCAGTTAAATTCATGGCATTTTTACAATGCTCATTCAAAAACATTTGAATGTTGAATTGGTTATTTGTGGTGTTGTGGCTGTTTGTATGGATTTGATTTCCGATTTGAGGCATGATTTCCATCATCTTTTCCATAACATCCTGATTTTTCAATAGTAACTTTACCAACAGCTCTTTATCTATTTCAAAGCCAGGAGTCGTATGATTTTTTTTCCGGTTGTTTTCTTCTTGAACCACTGTGCAAGTCTTTTTGTGACCACACAATGATGACATGTGTTTGTAGTTTTTCCCACACTCGCATTCAAATGTCTTGGCGTTTTTGGCGTTTTTGGCGTTTTTTTCGTTAGTATTTGTTAGGATTTCGTGCTTCAGTGTAGTTATGTGTCTATTATAGTCGCATTGTTTATAGCATTCAAAGTCACATTTTTCGCAATAAAATTTTTTGGCGTTTTTTGGCGCTTTTTTGTTAGTCATTTATTAGTATATTATACTAACAGAAAAAACGCCTAAATCCTTTTACATAAAATACTTTAAAATGCTTTTTTTTACCATCACAACTTTTCCGGTTACAAAAACGGTTCCTTACCTTTATGCTCTCATGTCATTTTTCACCACTTTTTAAATTCAAAATCCTATTTTCAAAAAACAACACAAAAACCTTGTGTGTAATTTTAAAAATTGAAAAATAGAATTGAAAAACATGAAAATGTAATTTACCTACATCCATCTAATACAGTGCCTTTTTTTAGTCAAAAACTCTTCCCTACATCATGTAGTGGCTCTACTACATCATCTAATGAACCTTTATATTAAATATATAAAAAAAATCCCCTACATATCAAGGGGAAATCATTATTTTTATCCTCTATATTTCCGAAATCCATATTTCAGGTATACTATCGACGAAAAACGGCGATAAAATACAATACAGGCATTTGAATTTTTCAAACACTCGAACTGTAAAATAATTATAGTATAATATATATATATTATACCAAATGAGTAGTTGTAACACAAAAATGACATTGGCTGATAAAGAACTCGCTAATTTAAGAGCTGCGGTAGATATAGTCGAGAAAAAAAAAGGTAGAAAAACCCTAAGTGATCCTGATGTTAAAAGGATCATCTCCATCTTAGAAGATTTTTTAAAGAAGAAACGGCTGGTATGTTATGGCGGTACTGCTATCAATAATATTCTTCCTTTAGAAGATCAATTCTACGATAAAAATATTGAAATTCCAGATTACGATTTCTATTCACCTGACGCATTAAATGACGCAACGGAATTAGCGGATATTTATTACAATGCTGGGTTTCAGGAAGTAGAAGCAAAATCGGGCGTTCATCATGGTACATATAAAGTATTTGTAAATTTTATACCAGTAGCGGATATCACAATATTGGAAAACGCGTTATTTAAACGTTTACAAAAGGACTCGATTCGTGTATATGGTATATTATATTGCCCACCCAACTTTCTAAGGATGAATATGTACCTTGAGTTATCTAGACCGGATGGTGATATAAGTCGATGGGAGAAGGTTCTAAAAAGACTAATACTACTAAACAAAAATTATCCATTGCGTGGTAAACATTGTGATCCGAAATTATTTCAACGCGAATTTGAAAAAAAGGATTACAAGGGACAAGAACAATTGTATTATATTGTCCGCGACTCATTTATAGATCAAGGACTAGTGTTTTTTGGAGGTTTTGCTAGTTTTTTATATTCTAGTTATATGCCGTCAAAGCAGAAGAAGCTTTTTAAAAAAACACCGGATTTTGACGTATTGGCAGAAGAACCCGAACAGGCAGCAGCCATGCTAAAAGAAAGATTAGAAGATTTTAATTATAAAGGAATTGAAATAATTAAACGGGATGGTGTTGGCGAAATCATAGCACCCCACTACGAAATCAAGATAAAAATAGATAATGTTGTCGAAACGATTGCGTTTATATATAAACCATTGGCATGTCACAGTTATAATATTGTAAACAGAAATAATAAGAATATTCGTGTGGCAACAATAGATACCATGTTGAGCTTTTATTTCGCCTTTTATTTTAGTAATCGCGACTATTACGATGAAAACAGAATTTTATGTATGGCACAATATTTGTTTGATGTTCAGCAAAAAAACAGACTAGAACAAAAAGGCATTTTAAAGCGTTTTACTATAAATTGTTATGGTGTCCAGGAAACTCTGGAAGACATGAGAAATATTAAGGCCGATAAATATAAAGAATTAAAAAATAATCGAAATAGTTTGGATTATGAATCCTGGTTCTTAAGGTATATTCCTTATGAAATAATCCAAGACAAAGAAGCCAAAAAAATGAGCAACAAGACGAAAAATACGAAAAAGAAACCACTGGTCAAAAAAAATGCTACACGCAGTAAAAAAAGTAAAAAAGGTACTAAAAGTAAAAACATCCTTGATCTAATAACTGGACTATAACCGGACAGTCTATATACTTATGTACATGATGATGTCACGCCATAAATTTTTAAATATAGATATATTTTTTTGAACAATAGGAACATTCTTCCATTTGTTTGGTATTACATAGTCTAGTTGAAGACCTATACCCAACGCATAAATTAAAAAGGTATATATACTCTCTCGCATACGAAATAATATAATGTCAATAACTCCCCAGTCGTTAACATAGCTACACAAATTATTCGGTGTATTGGTGTTAAAGAAATTGTGCGTATCCATTAAACCTTCAAAGACTCTCGGATAAATATTGATTTCGTTTTTTATATATAACATTTTCAGTATCTTATCCCAACTTTGTAAATTTATAAACAGTATTTTCCGGTTGCCTTGTTCTTTTTTCTTAAACATATATGGGAACGCTCCATCTATACATCCGTCGCCATCAGTTAGATTTCGATCTATTATGTAGGGTACATATATTGACTTCAATACACAATCTAACAAGTCTTGTTTGGACTTGTAAGTTTTCCTTATAATTTGTTTTCCTTTTATAGTATCGAAATAGGTCAAGTAAAAACGCCGATTTAGTTTACTTATATCATTATCATCTATAATCTCACTCAACCGGCGTGTTAGTACGACTATAAATTTTTTCAAATCTTGATGTTTACGCAAATATTTATACGCGTCCTTAAAAACACATAGTGCCAGGTCAAGTTTATTTAGAATGAAAACAAGTCCTAATACCGATCCAATACTACATCCGGACACCCGTTTTATTCGTAATTTCTCTCTGTTCTCTAGTTCCTTCAAGTAAAATAGACTTCCGATCATGTATAACCCATTAAAAGCGCCCCCATCAAGTACTAGGTCTATCTCAGACGGTATATTCGATTTTGGTATATTTTCTATAAGGCTTGTTATTAGAGTATTTAACATGATAATATATTATAGATCTAATGTTAGTTAATAATATATTTCTATTATATTTACTCATACATATGGAGCGTCCTTCATGGCAAGATTATTTCAAGAAAATAGCAGAATATACGGCCGAACGGTCACCTTGTAATAGATTAAAGGTGGGTTGTTTGTTAATAAAGGATAATCGCATTATATCTCAAGGTTATAATGGATTTTTACCGGGGGCGCCGCACGAATCCATGGTAGTAAATAATCATGAACAAGCTACAGTACATGCCGAACAAAATGCGATTACAGATTGTGCTAAAAGAGGAGTTAGTACAAACGAATGTGATGCGTACATTACTCATTATCCATGTGTAAATTGTATGAAAATGTTATGCGCATCCGGAATAAAAAATGTATATTACATTCACGATTATAATAACGATCCGTTAGTTGAATATTTTAGTAAAATATCACATATACAGCATTTTTGTCAAATATGATCAAAACAAGACAAGACAAGACAAGACAAGACAAGACAAGACAAGACAAGACAAGACAAGACAAGACAAGACAAGACAAGACATAATATTTTTGTGATATTAGTTTTCAGCATACATACTTTTTTCGTATTTTTGTATGATATGCTCTTCTAGTTTATTTAACCGAATCTCATACATGTCTATTTTTTCCATGTCTGTCATATTATTTTCTAATTTCGATATCATGTGTTCTAATATTTGAACATCAAATATATTTACTGGCTGGTCCGTACAATTGTTATCAGACCGTTTTAATCTAGGTGGCTTTAACAATATACCCTTATCTATCTCCATGAATGCTAATCGATACATTTTATCATACAACCTATTTATTTTATCGATCTTTATTTCTTCAGCATCATTACAGTAGGTTAATACTAGTGGTGTATTTCCTGACACATTACTATTAGTTATATTCGCAGTAGTCTTATTACTATTATTTGTTTTTTTAATATTGTTGTGTTTGGCAATTACCCGATTAAACTCTAGAATGCTATTCATTGTAATAATATATATATATTATTACAATTTACTATAATTGAATTGATCAATTTTATTCAGAAACATTCGCAAAGGTCTCATGTAATGTATCCCATTCTTCTGGCGATCTTAAATAGTATTGACATTTGAATAATAAATTATTAAACTCATCAATAGATAATTTGAAACAACACAATTCACAGGACATGATGTATACTTTAATATCATCATCATTGTTTGTAATAAACCGATCACATGTTTTGGTATAATCTCTAACAAAATCACTACATTCAATATTTTGTAAAATAACTAGAGTATCTGATATTTGTTTGTATTCACTATATTCCATAAATTCTACTTATACACTATTGAGAAAAATATAATCATTTACAACATTTTTATTTTTACTCTTCAAATCTAAATATGTTGTAAATGATTCAAAGTTTTTGAAATGACATAGTAGAGTATACCAAAAAACAAACTATTTAATATATAACCGGTTAAATTGGGATTACCATCTTTGTTAAACAATGAGGGCAATAAGGTTAATGTCTTACCCTTGACTGCCGGTAATTGAAATATAAAGTATAATAGTCCAATGATAATAGGTATCTGAAATTCATCATATAATATTTCTAGCGAATCCCTAGAATTTTTATTATTTATTCGTCTAGATAAAATATCTTGTTCGGTATCACTAGTTTGAATGTAATCTTGTTGTTCATGTTGTTCCGGTTGAGGTACATAATTAGGCTTCAATTGTTCATCCGCATAATGAGCCGTGCTAGTCGGTATATTTCGTGACGGCAATGTGGTTGCTCCACTAGCGCTTGCTTGCTGAATACCAGATACAAATTCATTCATTAATTTTTGTTCGTCTAGATCTGGGTGTGCGGATTGTTTTGAGGATGAAATACCACCAGATTGTTTATTTTCAATGGATGGGTTGTATTGTCCGACTCCTTCAGTCGTCTGAAGAACTATGTTTTGAGATCCACTGGATACAGGTTCGAGTGGTAGATCAGCTAAATTAGTAGTGTCGCTCATATCTAATATACTAAGTATATTCCTAGAATTCAATCTTTACGCAAAATCTACACTTCTTTTAGTATTACTACAACTAGTCGAACTCATTTCATATTGAAAACATTTGTCGTTATATTTATACTTCTTTTTTTTTATATCTTCTAAACTGGGTGCTTTAAACATGATACAATTTTTTCCTTCACATGATCGCCTAAATAGCGTTGCCAAACCGAGTCCTAGTAATATTGAAATAATCACCTTTCCGGATTCTGTCTGAAAAAATCGTTTTAGTTCCATTATACAATGTATTTAGATTTGAATTGGAATTACTTCCGCATCATTAGAACATTTTACAATATTTTGTTTTAAATGAAAGCAGTTGCCAATGTTATCTTTAAACTGGAATACACCTTCGTTATCTGGTGTCTGATATACTATTATCTCTTTACGGGTAGGATCTGAAATGAATATATAAAGTAGACCAAAAAGTAAACTAGCTAAAAACACAGGTATATTTATAATAGACATGATATTCTTTATACACTATTGATAGATTAAATCTTCAAGCGTGTATACATGTGTATTGGTAGGTCGTTATGTGATACTAACATGTCTAATGTAATAGTATTTTTACCATGAGCTGGATCAACTCATAATAAATGATAATACTTTGGGTTCATCGAATGTATAAACAAGTTCTTTCATAGTATATATTTTTCTCTTCAAGCAATATGTATTATCCCTTTCATTATACTCAATGGCCTGATATTTATACTTTAGATCTCGCAACTCCATCAATAATGGTTCCAACTCAGTTCGATAGAGAGAAATTACATCCTTAATCAATTGAACATTGTTGGTTTCATCAAATTCCTTTATAGTAGTCTTAATCATATCAACCTTGTTATAAAATATATACATTTTAGAAATAATATCAGCCTTGTTCTTTAAATTAGATATAGTAGCAATATACTCTGTTTTATACTTGACCAATGCCGCTAAATTTGTAGTAATTTCATCCTTCAACTTTTTAAACGTCTCTAATACTACAGTTTCAGTTTTATAATTAAATAACAAGTCTAGTTTAATCTGAATAATATCATCTTTATTTTCTAAAACACTACTATCATATGTATCTAATAGGTAGTCTAAAAATATATATTTTCCACGGTTTATCTTAATATTTAAATTACACTGATTGGTTGTACTACCACACGAAGCCATTAAAACACCATCTTTAATTGAAAAGTTAGTCCCGACTGGTTTTTTACATCCAATACAAGGGAGCTTCATTTTATCCAAAGCAGTACGTTTTTGTCGGAATGTTTTGAGATTATCATCTTTTAATATGTTATTAATCTGTGCCTGTTTTTTTGTGTCATATTCATTTTTTAACTTGTAATACTCATTTAATGCTTCTAAAAAATCCATGACTTCTATAGACCCGTGAGAAATAAAAATGGTATAAACAAATGTATAGTCATGTAATCTACCAATCTACCAATCTACCAATCTATCAATCTACCAATCTACCAATCTACCTTAGGATTTTTCTATCATACATTTGGATTTCAGGATTATTTTGCCAGGATGATAAATCAGTTAAAAGGTGAACATTTTCTTGGCTTTTTCGATAATCTTGCATAAACCTTAATTTATTTAATATATATTCTTTTTCTTGGGCGTGTATCTGTTGTTGAAGCAACTTATCATTTTTCCTTTTATATTTCAAATATAGGGTTACACCTACAATAATAGCAAAAGTCAATAACAACCCTAAATTATATAAAAAATTGTAATATTTTGTTTTTATTAAATGACATTGTTCTAACGATGCTGATAAAAAATATTTAACTCCGGGTTCGATTAATCGTGGACGAGTATTGTGTAATAACTCCATTAAAATATAGCCTTATAATTTCAAAATAATTTATACCTATTATTTATATGGCATCATCAAATCCTACATCATCGATTATATTTTTTTTACTGTTAACTTTAGGTTATTCCATATTCAAATATTATACAACATCGCCTAGTATGATAAAAATGTGGAGTGTTATTTATTTTTTGATATTAATAACTGTACAATTTTTTATTAATTTGGGTGTAACTACAAATATATGTGGATTTTCTCAATATGGTATAGCACTAACGACGACATTAATACCATGGATATTTATATATGGTACCCTGGTTTTCTTACTAATGATGTTTCCAAATTGGCTAAACCCATTTTCAAACACAATTGGCTATTTTTTTGCATATGTTTCAGGCGTGGATTCATTTCTAAAAAGAATCTTAAAAGATAAGACGACATTACAGATGGGGAAGGAACAATCAGAAATGATATCCGCCATAAATAATGTATATACCGACAAGGCATTGTTAATTAATTCAATCACTATGGAAAATATAGATACATGGTGGGATCGAATGTACAAAGGAGGGATGTTAAAGAAAGAGTCGGGACCGGTTGGTTCAGAGTTATATACTAAATTACTCGGTTTCGTGAAATTAAAAACACAAGTCGCAGAATATATATGGTACGCCTTAACAGGTATATTAGTTACATCTGTTAGTTACAATTATATATTAAACTCTGGATGTAGCCAATCAGCTGAAGAAATGGAAAAACGACATAATGAATATTTAGAGCAGGAGAAGAAACTATCGGCAACACAAAAAGAACAAGGTAAAAATCAAATTATTTACAAAACATACGAGTAAGTATACACGGTACATTCTTCAAACAAAATGATGTAGATTCAACTGTGGTAATATGAATAATTTTGATATTCATATTATCATTATTATACTTTGGAATCTGAAAAATATAGGAATATTTACACAAATCGAGGAATAGTAATAAAATACAATACAGCCAAATATGATAATATTCCTAAAATAATACTTAACAACCAAACAGGTAGAATCGTTTTGCGTTTGTGTCCTAAACCGAATTCTCTAATACTTCCGTCATTATTATACAAAAATCCGGGTTTAGCATAATTTAATACTATAAATGAAATAATAAAGACAAGTATAGAAACACTATTGATATTTGTTCTTATAAACTGATATGTCATTATAATATACACATAATAATATTTCCACAATAATTAACTTTATATTGTTAATATACTTTCTCATAGCATCTACACTTTTTCTTTTTTGACAAGAGAAAGGATACTATTTTCCAAATTATACTAGTATCGCTACCTACTATACTTGGTTACTTTGCTGACCGACTATTATATTCCATGTGTGTCGGTTCTACCCAAATGTAAACAGTCCAAATGTAAACAGTCCAAATAACACCGGGTGGGTGTTTTATCAATCCGTGTAAATAAATTACCACTCCGAGTTATTTATTTACAAATAGTTATTTGTAAATGTCCTTAATATCGTTGCTCAAATAAGTGTTTTTGCTTATAGCTCGAATAATTTTATTAGTCTCTTTCTCATCTTCCTCGACGCTAGTCATTGAATTAAAGACTAGCATCGTCATTCGCGTCTGTAAATTTTCATCCTTATCCCAACCAATGTTCGCTTCTTGCCATTTATTTATACATGTTCGTTGTTTCAAAGACAAATTTTTAATACCATTGAGTAAAACCAATAACTCATTATCTTTTTCCCATACATCATTGTCTTTGATGTACATGGTTTTTCGTGCCGGATCGGTACAGTGGATGGGTCTCTTCAAAATGTCCATACTATTCAGTCCATTTACAACCATACTAGTAATTGTTTTAGTTAGTCCATTTTCAATTGTATTATCATATGTTTCATTTGTTATAGGTAGTGATTCGATAAAGTCGGTTAAATTCATGGCATTCTTACAATGTTCATTCAAGAACATGTTAATATTAAACTGATTATTATTAGTAGTATTGTTGGTAATGTGGTTATTACTATTTGTATTATTGCCTTTCATGTATGGAATCATATCTACAAATGTTTTATGAATATCCTGGTTCTCCTTTAGAAGTAAAAGCACCATCTCTTTTAGATCAGACTGATTGTCCTTACATAATTCAACTATATTACTAGTTGGTATAGGATACACTACTTCATCAATGGAGCAGAGTTTTTTATGCCGATAGAATCCACTTTTATGTATATATTTGTTGCCGCACTCGCAGATGTATTCTGGTTTGGCGTTTTTTTGGCGTTTTTTTACGCCACATGATAATTTGTTACCATTGGCGTAAACGGAGGTACCATTATATACCATTTGGGTACCATTCGAATGTTTTCTAGTGAGTAGATGTCGGGACCAATCACTTTTCTTCCTACATACAAAGTAACACGATTTACAATGAAAAATTTCGGCGTTTTTTTCCGCCGAAAATATACCATTTGGTACCATTTATATACCATTAGACAATTTTGTCTAAATGCTTTTATCGGAAGTAGTATTTTTTTACAGTAACAAGTTGTAAATCAAAAAATTTGGGTCCTTACCATTAAGCTCTCATGTCATTTTTCACCACTTTTTCAAATTCAAAATCCTATTTTCAAAATTCTGCAAGAAAACCTTGTGTGTAATTTTAAAAATTGAAAAATAGAATTGAAAAACATGAAAAAAATAAATACCTACATCCATCAAGTACAGTGCCTTTTTTTTCAGTTGATAATCCTTCACTACATCATGTAGTAGACCCATTACATGATGTAGTGACCTTTTATATTGAAAGTATAAAAAACAACCACTACATGTCAAGGCAATCGTATTGTTTTTATCACCGGAATTCCCGAAATCCATATTTCGAGGGTGTTGTCGTCGGGAAACGAGGATAAAAAAAGTGGCAAAATATGCTACTTTTTTTATCGGTCATTTTACCGGAATTCATTGTATCAATTATGTATTTACACAAAACCCATGATAAAATGGAAGATATAATATCCTTCATTTTATCTTACACTACCTTACACTACCTTACACTACCTTACACTACCTTACACTACCTTACACTACCTTACACTACCTTACACTACCTTACACTACCTTGTGTACATTTTTATGTATGTGACATTCTTAGTAAGAATATACATGTGTGTTTTGGTTGATACCTTTACTCATTATCGTCATAGTTTAACATATAGTTGTCGTCATTCTCTCCCATATCATCATCTTCTGCCATATCACTCATATCATAAACGTCTTCTTCTATTCCTTTATTTGTGTTTTCTTCTTGTTCACGCTCTAATATTTCTATCTCTCTATTTACCATATTCGCTTGGCCACTTAGTTCCTTTTCTTCTATGTGCCGGCTCATAATTTCCATGCGCTCTCTCTCATTTCGCTCTTCATCGTATGTTTTTGCCACATATTGTGTTAATCCTTTCTGAAGACCTTTATTCCATCTCTCTAGACGATGATTTTTCAATAAATTTTCAATATCACGCTCTTCTTTAGTCATGTCACGCAATGTAGATGTGATATTATGTCGTTCTTCATCTTTTGAACGGTTAATCTTTTCTTTTATACTACTACTATTTAAATTGATCCGTTGTTTTTCTTTTCGTTCAATGCTCAACATTGTGGTAATTACATTTGCCAATTTTTCTTGTAATTTTCTTGTTTCACCTCTTACTACATCTACTTCTGTAATTTCCCCGGTCATTTCTGCCTCAAGTTGAACTGTCGTTATGATATAATCATCTGGTTGTACAGGTTGTTCTTCGAAAATGCTGTTTATTAGTTTCTTATTATCTGTTAGGGTTATCATGCTATTTATCATATACAAAAAATAAAATTTAAACAACAACTGCGTAGTTTGGTTATTTAATATGGAACTAGTCTCTTCATTATTCGGTAATATGATATTAGCATATAAATGTGTTAAATTCACCAATATAACCAGATCTTTTAGATCAGATTGCGTTGTATTAAATAATGGAAACAAGTTATACTCATCGTAGAACGATTTGAGGGGAGTGTAATATTCTTTTATTATATTCTTGACATCAAACTCGTGATTTTGTGACAATTTCCAGTGAGTAGGGATTTTAATATTAGAATAATCTACATGATTCATTATGATGGTAGGATAGACATATATCATTTGAAACATTGAGTTTTTTATATACTGTATTGATCTATATAATGTTTCGTCTTCATTATTCATCATACGATTAGCACCATTGATATTAAAGGTGGTTATATTTGTAATAAACTCTTTCATATTGTTTTTTTCTGTCTTGGTTAAATCTGAATACTTGTTAATATAACTAAAAATATTAGTTTGTAAGACCTCGATGTTATTTCCCAAATAGTTTCTGAAATTACGAACATCGTTATTATCTCTAACTGATTCGATATCATATGAATCTAACACCAAGCTGAACAGGTTTAAAAATTCAACTCCTATCGAACTATCGCTGTCTTTCATATAAAGAATGAAATCCCTCAGTTTTTGAATATCAGATGGATGCTTATGATTCAGATCCATTGGTATAATATTCATTTTATTGATAATATCTAATAATTCATTAAAGGAGTCCTCTGAATAAGTTTTCCCCTCCTTTTTAAGTCGTTCTATTTTTTCACGTATTATATCATCCGGTGCGTATTCATCTGGTTTATTTAAACACACTGCCAACAATGAATTAGGAATAGGAATATCATTGTTAAAATTACAATATTCAATAAAACCTTTGTATATGGTCTCTTCTGAAAACTCGGTACTAATACTTGGGAATTTAATTTTTGTATTTTTTGAATCTAACAATATTGGTGACTGTGTATAACTTCTCGTGTCAAACATTATATCATTCAAATAACTAACTATAGCACTAAACTGAATAATATTAGGTTCTTTTTGTGTAAAATAGTCGATTGTTTTGTATTCACCTGTATTACAACACGCATTTTGTAAATAGGGAACTAAACTTTTATTTGTCAGCAACAACTTTTCCTTTTCGACTACTTTTTGTATCGATTGAATAATGGCCATTGAGAAATGTATTATCTTTGATTGAATCACTCTTGACTGTTCAAACTGTTCAATAGACCCTGTTTTCAAGTTGTCTAAAAATAAAGTACGGAATTCAGCACTCAAAGTTGTTGGCGTTTTATTGTTCATGGATTGAAGAGGTGGCAGAAAATTTATCCATTTTTTAATGTCATGTTCAATTGGTATAAAATCATCCTCGTTTTGTAACAAGTACTCTCTTTTCTGATTAATTAAAACTTGAATATCATTTTGTTTTAATATGTACATATCTAAACTATTTTTCATTAATTTCATAATTTTGTCCTTATTTTTAGGAATGGCTTTCCATGGGTACAATGATGTCTTTATACCTGAAGCAACACAAGCGACATATTCTAGGTTTGATAAATCTTCATCACCTGTTAATGGATAACCGTTGAAAGCTACTTTACACCCTGGATATGTTTTTTTAGATTTAATAGATGGTATAGAAACTACAATATATACTGCCAAGTAGGATAATGTATACATTAATAAAGACGCATTAAATACATCAATATATGGTTTCATTTTAGTACCATCTTTCCGTTTCATTAACTTATCGTATTCATCCTCACTATTTACTGTTTCATCCAACGCGATAAGAACATGCTTTATGATTTCTTCACGATTATTGTGTAGGATAATTCCCATGTAATTTGACATGGATGTTAACACATTATTAATTATTTTACTCTTTGGATTTTGTAATAATAATTGTGTAGTGTCTTTTGAATCAGTTATTGATTGTAATAGAACTGACCCGGCATCCATTTCTATTATTTCTCTAGAAACTATCTTTCTTCCTGACTCTTCATATCCTTCATCGTTATTTAATGTAATCTTGGATATACTCCATCCACTATATTTATCGAATGTAATGTTATCAATATCAACACCCTGTTCATTCTTTATTTGTTCCATCGTTTGAACAAAATCACCCTTTTCAACAAATACAGTTGCCAACTTTTGAATAAATGTTGGTAATAGTTTTGTACCAGTTGTTACACAATATAACCAATACTTATCTTCATTATTAATCTCGAGATATGCCCGTGTATGTTTGTTAATAAACTTGACTAACTCGTTATATTTAATTACTATATCCGAATGTGCCATAATTACATTCAGTTTGGGTTTATAAGGCGATATTATGACGGTTGTATCTTCCACTCGCAAGGATTCTTTAACATGTTTGTTGTTATACTTATAAAGCATAAACGAATTTATCCGTTGTAATTTGATACATCTATCAAGCTCATACTTAAATTTGCTATTAATTTTACTTTTATATTGCTCTATTTCTTCAACATAGTTTGTATCGAATTCATCATACATCTCACGAATCAAATCCTTTTTAATTAGTTCACTGCCGAGCTCTTTATCCGCGCATGTTTTATCTATCTTAATACATTTATCTTGAATGTTACAAAACAATTTGTTGGTTCCAAAAAAGGAGTCGGCAGGTATAGATTCATCGCGGATCCAGTTATTATTTTCTCGTTTATAATAATAATACTTGACATTATCTATGTTATCAATTTCTAGTACAGCATATTGACCATCCTGTACTTCGCGTTTGCCTTCAATCATATATTTTGCTTCTAATCTAGCATCACTCCGTTTAATACCCACATTTTTGATAAGCTCTGCCGTTAAAAAGGCTTTAAAACTGGCATCGTCCAGCTGGGATTGTTCAGTTTTATATTCGTTTAATATGTCATATACCGTTGTATCATATTTTTTATCTACATATATTTTTATATCATTGTCTGCGGTGAGATCCTCCAATGAGATATATCGGTTTGTTAATACATATTGCTTACATTCATTCTCTTTTCCCTTTTTTTCAATATTTTTATCATACTCTTCCTTTTTCTGGTTTAAGAGATTGTCAAAATCGAATGGAGTAAATAAATCTAGATTTAATACTGTTAACGATGTATTAAATAATTTGGTATAATCAACCTCCATCATTTTTTTAATAATCTCAGACGAACTCAGTACATGCGTTTTAGATAAATTACCGCTATATGGATATATCGAATTCACTAGTCCATAATTATTAAATATCATTTCACTTTCATCGCGACGACTTTTTAATAATTTATACAAGATTGATTCATAAAATATATTACTCGTATCTACTGATAACTTATTAAATATTTCTTTATTTTCTGAATATCGTTTTTTATAATCACGAATTTTATTCTCAATAAATTCAGTTATTTCTTCATACTGTTTAAACGACAAATCGTCCATATATATTAAGAATGGCTGTAAATAATCCACTACAGATGTAAGTGTGAGTTTACCATATATATGTTTTTTAATCAAATTAAATAACACTCGTGTCTTAGGAACCATAATATCCAAGTACTTTTGGAACTTATTTGGATCTGTACTGTCTTGATTCAATATATATTCGGTTTTAGATTTTAAGAATTTATTATCAGTATGATCGATAGTACTAGTAAGGTCATCTATATATTTCGTTGTGATTGACGTATTATCCCGAAATAATTGCCAGTAATTAAGATATTTCATATTTAAGTTAGATTTATCATATATAGATGTTTTGGGTAGAGTAATGTTCGAAAAGCGTACAACTGGCTCAGGTAATGTTAAAATGGATTTTACGGATATAGTGTCATTTTTCGTCATAGGTATAATCTTTGTTTTCATAACCGTACTAGTTAATTGTGTAGTTTGTAATTTCGAAAGACCTAAATTATATCTAGTAATTAGGAATCTTCTTTGTCGGATTGAATCCTTTTTAGATATAGATGAGTAAAACTTGCCAAGATTATCAATAACCACATCCATGTTTTGAGAGATATTTTCGGTAATTAACGAAGTATCGTTGTAATTGTTCTCATATGGGGTTAGATACGGTTGTAATTTATTCATATAGGTGGAATAATTATCACTAGACGACTTGTATAACTCGCGGATATCATATTCGTCGGTAATGGATTGTGCCAAGGTTAGTGATACGGTATCAGATGCTTGATATTCTTCAGTAATGTCCATATCATATAATTTCTTCATATTCTGAGCAACTGGAAGTAGCCAATACAGTTTAAAATTTAGCTTATTTATCTGTTCAACTATTGGTTTAAAATCGGCACCTTTAAACAAAGGCATGTTCGCGTTTCCATTATTATCAAATTTAGAGTATTTGGATCTTAGTTGCTTAAATCGTTCTATGGTAATATGAATGCGGTTTAATACTGATCTGGTTCTCTCTGCATTTGGAATAGACGATAATAATTCGTCTAATAAATCATTTGTTTGTGCCTCAATACTATACCTGGTTTGTGATTCGGGCAGTATAGTTTGTTGCGTGATAGTTTCCAAATCCGACCCAAATTCTATTTGGTCAGCGTCAATAAGAAATTCTTTTAATTGTGTTTTTATTACAGAGAATGGTACTTCTACTACATAATCTTCGGCAATTCTATCTTCGTCTGATATAATCTCGTCGGTTATTTCAGGCATATCCATATCCATAACTATTTTATCTGATTCAATATCGGATTGGCTTATATCTATATCCGCTTTAGTATCCTTAATTGTCTCAGGAGCCATTCGAATGACTATCTTCTCAATAGGAATCTCATCCGGTATACCTTTATAACCAAAGTCTAGATATATTATATCATTATCCGGATAAGTTTTTATTTCGATCATGTCTTCCTCTAGATTCGTTATTTTACCGGTTATTGTAATTGGTATGTCTCCTCCAAAATAGATATCAATCCACTCGCCTGGTATGAGATTATTTTGTTTAGCATATCCGGATTGGTCGGCATGACTGAGTATAGTGATTGAAATAATGCTTTCATCTTTTAAATTACCATTATCTGAGATATTCAATTTAATATTATCAAGCGACTTATCAGATACTAGATTAATTTTTGTGCTGTCGATATAATCTATTAAAAATATATTATCATTTAATTCGGGATTGGTAGGGGCTTCGATTTGAATAATATCTCCTAATTGTAAATAAATATTAGATGTTGTCATTACTTTATATTTATAGTAGAAATTAATATGAATTACGAAAAAATTGATTTATAAACTCTATTAAAGAAATGAACATATAATAAGTAACCATGTCGTATAATTTAGACAATATCCCCAAAGTAGATGAACTATTATGTGATAGTACAAATAGAAACCATGTTGCGAAATCACTAAATTTGAAACATAATGTTTGGAAACATAAAAATGGATGTAATTATCACATTTTGAAGTATGACAAAGAATGGTTATCTAATGAGCTAGTTTCAACAGTTGGGCTATTAAGATCCTTGATATACAAGGACGATGGTACGGTTGTATGCTTTGCTCCACCCAAATCATTGTCTGTATCAAATTTAAATATCGACATTGAGAATAAATATGTGGCCGAAACATTTGTAGAAGGAACTATGATAAATGTTTTCTATGACACTCAATATTCTAGTTGGGAAATCGCAACTAGAAGTAGCGTCGGTGGCGAAGCATGCTTCTTCATGGAAAATGGGTTTAAGCCAGAAAATACATTCAGGTACATGTTTGAAGAAGTATCTCAATATGTCGGACTAGATTTGAACAGGTTAAATAAGAAGTATGTTTATAGTTTTGTCATTCAACATCCTCGTAACAGGATTGTTCAAATAATTAAAGAAATGAAGCTATATCTAGTGGAAGTATATGAAATTATTAATAATAAGACGATTAATATTGTAGTAACCAATAGTGTAGATGAAATGGAATCATATGGGATTCCGCGTACGGTTTGCTTGCCGATTAGAACTCCGATATTGAATGACATGGAGTTAAAAGAATGTCTAGAAACAGTGGCATCGTCAAACACACCATACCATATTGTAGGCATCGTCATAAAGAATTGTCTCGGAGAAAGATACAAATTTAGAAATCCAAATTATGAACATGTCAGGCATCTACGGGGTAACCAACCCAAGCTACAATTTCAATATCTATCTTTGAGAAAGGAGGGCAAGGTAGGCGAATATTTACAATATTACCGTGAGCATAAACGATCATTCAATCAGTTTAGAACAGTAATACATGATTATACTAATGAACTGTACCAAAACTATGTTAAATGTTATATTAAGAAGGAAAAACAATTAACCGAGTTTCCGGAAAAATTTAGAACTCATATGTATTATCTTCACCACGAATTGTATTTAAAACTACTTGTGCCGGTAAATCATTATATAAATAGGGATCAAGTGATTCGGTATTTCAATAATTTACACCCAGCCAAACAAATGTTTACATTGAACTATGATGTACGAAAACAATTCAAGGACGCTGATAAGACTATTACAGTATAACTATTGTACAATATACAATGTCGTATGTAGCTATAAAAATCAATCTGTCAAACCATAAAACTAAATAAACAACATATTTTTTCATGTAAAAATATGTTCATAGGTAGGTAGTTGGTTGATTAGTAGTGAAACCTGGAATATAATATAATATATTATCTTATATTATACTACATATATGTCCCATACGGATACACTATCACAAGTAATAGGTGAAGGTGCATATGGGTGTCTCCATAAACCACCTATGAAGTGTATTAACAAAACACGTAAAAATAAATCATATTCCGTTTCAAAATTAATGACTGATTCAAATGCAAAGAGTGAAATGCGGGAATATAAGCTTATTGGCTCAGCAGATAAATATAATCACTTTTATTTAGGTAAGCCGGCCATATGTAAGGTAGATAAACTACAAAATAACATACAAGCTATGTCACAATGCTCTGGTAAATTTGATCCAAATATGTTAGGTAATTATTCATTATTACTCATGAAATACGGTGGACAAGACCTTGAACAGTTTGGAAATGAAGTATATAAATGGACAAACACCAAAGACAATGTTGATAAAATAGAATTGTTTTGGTTGGAATGTATTCGATTGTTTTACGGATTGAAAGTTTTCCACGATAATGGTATCGTTCATCATGATTTAAAACATCAAAACATAGTTTATGACCAGAAAACAAATAGAATAAATTTCATTGATTTTGGATTTATGACAAAAAAGTCATTAATTATTAATCTTACTAGACGATCGAAATATTGGTTAGGTGAGACTAATCATTGGTCGTTTCCGTTGGAAAATGTGTTTTGGAATAAAAATGATTATATTAAAGCAATCACCAATGTAAAATCTGATCCGACTACAACATTTACCAGTTTCTCTAATAATATTATTGAGAGATGTGAAAAATTTTTTACTAGTATTCTACCAGTAAACTTATCCACGCCGAATCGTGGAACATTAATCAAACAGACAATACTCGCATCTTTTGAAAATGTCATTGAAGCTAAAAAGGAAGAATATGATAGCTTCATTAATAAATCAGTCGATACAATAGATTCATATGGTATAGGAATCGCACTAATGTATGTGTTAAATCGAAGCAAGCATTTGTTGCCAAACGGGTTTACAACAAAGTTGCATGACTTATTTATGAATGATATGCTCAACCCCAAAGTATTTATTCGTCTTACACCTGAACAATTATTAGCAAATTACGAAGAAATTTTGATTAACAGTGGGTTTTTGAAAAAACATGGACTAAACATTGAAAACCACGACATAATAACAAATAAAATGTCAAACACATCGAATATTATTGATGAAATAAAGGAGACTGCTATAACAAAAATTAATTTTACACCAGAAATAATTTCAAAATCAAATCTAGAAATAATTAGACCATGTACACCCAGTAAAGAATTCAATCCACTTACAAAGCGTTGTATTAATGCGTGTAAACCACCTTATATTAGAAATCCTGACTTTAAATGTGTTCTTAACATACCACAAACTAAACGCAAAAACAAGGTCAAGCGAAAAAAACATGGTGTAGGTAGAACTATCCGAAAAAAATGTTCACAAACCACTGGTCGAATACAACACAGAACCCACCGAAACAACCGTGGTGTAAAATGTAAAAAATAGGAATCCATTACACGCGATATTTTTATGAATAAAACATGACATATATAATTGTTCTGTATATATGTATGTCATGTTTGAAATTGTATATGTAAGTAAATCCATCTATCCATCTATTCAACACTAAAATTGGACATGATATTTGTATATGTAGTTATAACATCCTGTGATACATTTGTCAAGTAACTGATTACTTCTTTTTTATCAGTGTTAGCTTCAAATGCCATTCTGATAATGCCTTTTGGAATATGAGGATGAGGAACTTTAAATCCAACAAATGACAAAGGTTTGTTTTTTCCGTTGTAATAATTTTCATACAGGAAGTAGACTAATACATTTCCCAAGGTATAATCTTCATTTTCAATGGTAATAATATATTCATTGTCAATTGTTGTATTATCATTTAGCTCAATATCAACTTTATTCTTAACCAACAATGCGGCAAAGTTATTACATTTATCTATCATTATTTTACACGCAGTACGAATAATCTCACTGTTTGAAAATACTCCAAGAGTTTCAATCGTAAAATCAAAACTATTCGGTACGACGATTCGCTTAGCCTCCAATAAGAACCAATCACTTTTTTCGAATTCAATTTCCGCCTCAGTTTGACCATTCTTGATCATTTCTTGTTTCTTGTCGTTCCACTTATCATTGGCCTTAACCATATCAACGGTTGCTCCATAAGCGCACGTAGATACAACATTATACATACCGTCTTGTCTGGCTGTAGAAATATCTAATGCCGCAGTAAACTGTAAATGTTCTCCATTAATGTTCTCTGACAATTTAGGTCGTATTCTAGAGATAATGATGTAATCGCCAGTATATGGATCAGGTGGGAAAATTTTTTTGACTTCATTTTCCGACAGATATTTCTCAGAAATTGTGTTTTTTATTTTAAAATCGGCCGTAGTTACCAGTTCTATGACATCTGAATTATTTTGTTTATCGACTTCAACCACATATTCTTTATACGGAAAATCAGAATCAGTAATATGAATGGGAATACATCCGATACGCTGCTTTAGAATTTCATTATTAAGGCGTGTTGTATTAATAGTAATATTTACTTTACTTTCGGCATGAGGAAATGTTCGAAACACAACGGTAGGAATATCAGATAATATAATTCGTCTAAGTGAATTAGCTAAACTATGAGTCGTGGCACTCATAGTAAATAACATTGTATTGTTTTCATCGGAAGTAATTCTAATAACAGGTTCCATCATGCTGGTTAGTATATATATAACTAATTAATTTATTATTAAATCAATTTTTTGAATAACTTTAACAATATAATTACAATAAAAAAATGAGTTAAAATGAGTGTATAATAATTAAATATAAATTATAATGAGCAGTGTTTTATATTATAGCAATTATTGTGAAAAGTGTAAAAATATTCTTCGAACCGTCGGAAATAGTGATTTAAAAAATGATATCCATTTCATTTGTATAGATAAAAGATTTAGAAATGAAAAGACGGGAGCAACCTATGTTATACTAGAAAATCAACAACAAATCGTGATGCCTCCACAAATACAAAAGGTCCCCGCCTTACTATTACTTCGAGAAGGAAACAAGGTAATATTTGGAAATGAAATTATTGATAAAATTAAACCAAGGAATGAAATGAAAAATGCACAAGCAACCGAATATAATGGAGAACCATTTGCGTATGCTTTAGGAAATGATAATTCAAACTCTTTTGGTGTATCTAGTGATAATTTTAGTTTTTGGGATCAAGGTAGTGACGAGCTATTAGCAAAGGGAAATGGCGGAACTAGACAAATGTATAATTATGCTTCTGTTAATTGTAACAATACAATAAATACACCTCCTGATACCTGGCAACCAGACAAAGTTGAAGAAGGATCCTTAAAACAAATGGAGGATGAGCGTAATAAAGATTTACAAATGCAACAAAAAAATAGACCCATTGGCATATAATATTCAACCGTTATCGGTCACTCCTCCAACCATGATAATATTTCATGAATATGATGATTATATATTTATTTATGTAAAATATTTAAATATATAATGTTGTTAAACATAATATGGATAAGACGACTATTTTGAAGGCATTTAACGATCAATTTGAGGAATTTTTAGACGACATTGAAACTATTTTTCCAGATAACCGTGACATAAAAACAACTAAAACGGCATTATTAATGATGAGAAAGGCAAATCCTAAGATGTTAGTCTCTATATGGTATCGTCATGTGTGTATTAAGTATGAAAATGAGATTGAAGATGAAAATCTAGAGTATTTTTTAACAAAAGATTATAGTGAGGATTTAAAGATGGATCAGGGGGCTGCTAATAAAGTATTAGAAGGTATTGATAAGATTAGAGCTCCAATGCGATATTTGGATAATGATAACCAGAGTAAGTGTATCCAATATTTAAAGAATTTGAATCAATTGTCCAAAATTTATAGTATTTGAATCAATTGTCCAAAATTTATAGTATTTGAATCAATTGTGTAAATGATGTAACCATACATGTGGTATCATAAATATGATAATTATCATATTTATGATAAGTGTGATAATTATCATCATAAATATAATAAAATATTAAATACAACTGTTTGTGATTTAAACAAATATTGTTAATTAACGATATAAATGTCGAAACCAACAACAACAACAACTGATGACAATAAAAACATCCCGGCTGAATTTACAAAAATTATTTATGATCTCATCAATGATATATTGACCACTTTCCCTGAATATATGGAAAATATGGATGCTGATTTATCAAATATCAAAGAAACGCAGGACCAGGATAGTATAGAGGAAATATATACATATGTGAAAAACATAATCCCTGAACGGTTTTTTGACATATTGTATAAAAATGAAAAGATGTTTGTAGATGACAGTATTAATACTAAATTCTTACCAGGAATCGATTTTAAAGATATTTGGAAATCAGATATTTCAGATGCTACAAAAGAAACGATCTGGAAGTACTTACAATTAATATTATTTACTATTATTGGCAAAGTTGACTCACATGAATCGTTTGGTGATACTGCCAAGCTATTTGAATCCATTAATGAAGATGAGTTAAAACATAAATTAGAAGATACTTTAAGCAGTCTACAGGGAATGCTGAATAGTGATAGTAGTAGTGGTCCGATTGATGTATCTGGTACAGATTATTTACCAAATCCGGAGCAAATTCAAGATCACCTGAATGGAATATTGGATGGAAAATTGGGGAAACTAGCAAAAGAGATTGCAGAAGAGACCGCGGCTGATTTAAATTTTGATATGGAAGGTGCGACAACTGTAAACGATGTGTTTCAAAAATTGTTTAAAAACCCCGGAAAGCTTATGAATCTAGTTAAAAGTGTTGGAGGTAAGCTAGATGATAAGATAAAGTCTGGTGAAATTAATGAAAGTGAAATTATGGCAGAGGCAAGTGGATTATTAGGTAAGATGAAAGATATGCCTGGCATGGGAGATATTCAGTCCATGTTAAAGAAAATGGGAATGGGATCAGGGGGAGCCGGTGGGGGGTTAGGTGGATTAGCTGGATTAGCTGGATTAGGTGGATTAGCTGGATTAGGTGGATTAGGTGGATTAGGTGGATTAGCCGGTTTAGGTGGCGGAAAAAATAGCAAATTAAATTTAGGTGCTATGCAAAATATGCTCGATCAAAATATAAAACTGGCCGATAAAAAAGAGAAAATGAAGGAGAGGATGAATGAGAAATTAACTAAAAAAAAACAGGAATATCAATTAGAACAAGACCGGTTACAAAACTTACCACCCACTTCTCAATTAACTGAACATGAACTAGAACAACTTGTATTTTCAATCGAGGGTGAAAAACCAGAAAAATCAATGAGGTCTGATAATTCAAATAAAAAGAAGAAGAAAGTAAAAAATAAATAATTAAGAATATATATATATACATGCCAACATCAGAGTCTACCCATATTTGGATAAAAGATCCAGCAGTCTTATTAAAAAAAAATCAAATTAATCAGGTATGGCCAAAAAAAAACATGTCTAGAAATGAAAAAATAAATGCAATTACTCGCTTAGTGTTACTTTTATCATTGCTTGGATTTCTCACAACTCAGTCATATAATTTTTTTATAACAGGCGTTGTAACTTTAGGTGTAATTATATTACTATACTATGCCAATGATTATAGGGCTTCATCTAATAATATAATAAGTACTTCCCAAGAAGGATTCACGAACCAAAAGGTATATGAATCATTAAAAACCAATTTTACAAACCCGAGTGAAAACAATCCGTTTATGAATGTTCTTTTACCTGAAATATCGAAAAATCCAAATAGAAAAATGGCGGCTCCTGCTTACAATAGAGCCGTAGAAAAGCAAATAAATAAAACCACTGAAGATTTTGTCATGTCCAATTTTGATAATGATAAAAACATCAAAAAGAAATTATTTTCTACTTTAGGAGATAGTTTTGAATTTGAGGACTTTGGACAGTATAATTTTTATGCCACAGCAAATACTAGAATACCAAACGATCAGCCAGGCTTTGCTGAGTTTTGCTATGGAGGTATGACCTCTGGTAAAGAAGGCAACGATTTTGATTTGATAAAAAATAATCCCCGTCTAGGATCTATTACTGGACAATAAATAGACAACCTCACACATTATTGTAATAATTGTATTACTATACATAATAATTAGCAATAATAACCATGTATTTTTAGAAAAAATATCTTTTTAAATATATATAAATCAATGGCTGCCTATACAAAAGACTTTACATTTGATCATTTATCACGAATTGGTGATGATAGTTGCGATATCAGTCAACGAAATGTACAAAATGTTGCTCAATCGAATTATCTATTATCGAACTTTTTTGCCCAAGACTGTGGTATGAAACGCCCAATCGAGTTTGCGACTAGCCAACCCAATATTAATTTTAAGGGTGGGTTTCAAGTTGGTGCCGGTGGATGTAATGTCGATACAAATTCCGAATTATTAATTGGAACTATTAATACTCATCCAAAGTGCCGCATTAGTTTATACGAACGACCATTCAAAACCGTTCCTTTCTTAGGTAGAGGTTCTTCCAATCCAGTGCTTGAGTCTCACATTCAGCAAGGTGATATGATCACTAATAAAAAGAGTATTAATACTACTACTGAACAATCATATATTCCGTATCTGAACTACCCTCTATTACCGTCTATTGAAAATTCAATTACCAACCCGGCAAATTTAATTGAAAGTGTTGCCGCGGATGGCTGGATTCGTGGTGGAGTACCCTCGAGAGAATTACAAAAAGATAAAGACTACAAGTCTGGACACTCCCAGTATCAATATTAAAATGATATTATGATTTCTTCTTTATTATTGTAACAGAGGTTATCCATACTTAAAGAGATGAGTTTATAAAAAGTATATGTGTGATTTACAATTAGATTATATATGTACATATAAAGATATCACGGAAGAGTCTGAAGATGAAATAGGACTTAAACAAATGTGTTACCAACTACAATTGTTACTAGCATTCAATATGATCGTATTTAACGAGGAAGAATTAAACCAACATATAAGTAAAGCCTATACGCAATTAAAAGAAGTATCTTTTGTACAAGAATTAATTATGAAAAATCCATACAATAGTCAATTAGTGGACCCAGAGCTAGTATTTAGGACACTGTTTTCATATGATTATTTTGATTTGTTTCATAAGTGTTTGGTATATTATTATAACAACAAATTAATTGATACGCCTTTATTATTATTATTAAAGGAATTTGATAATCGATCAACATAAGTAACTAATACATAAATAGTTGACATGTAATAATTCAAATCATAATAGATGAAATTTTTATAATAATATATATTAATATTAGTAATGGCTTCTACCAGAAATAATAATATGCCAAGTGACTATTGTTTACAACAAAAAAGTTACATGGATACTAGAAATTATAATGAATATCAGTATTCGCAGGTTGGACGAGCTTATAATAATGCCATTCCAGCATTGGGAATAATGCCGAGTCACATGCCGAGAGAAGCCTTTTCTATGAATTCTGTAGAGATTGAATCGTCATTGTTTGGTATTAATGCTAATAATTTAGTAAATCCACAAGCACCAATTACCCCAGTTCTTATACGATTACCAGAAGTGTGTTATTTCAATACTTTACCCCTATATATACCAGAACCTTTAGTAGTTGAAGCAGCACAAAGACCCTTTCCTATTCCAAAATAAGTTTGATCGGATTCATTATGTAAGTGAAAACACGCAAACAATAATATAATAGTAATATTTATATAATTTTTATAGACCAATTATATAAATGTCAAACAATAATTTTACTTGTAGAGACAAATATTATAATTATGGTAGTTATTTAAGAAGTAGAGGATACGATAAAGAAATATGTAATTTAGTTACTGATATTGAAAATGGAAGTATTAAGATTGGTCCAATTACGCCAGGTAACTGTGCCTCTAATAAACCAACCGTTATTGAAGGTAATGTTACTATAAAAAAATGTATAACTGACCCAAGCAGTGGTATATTAACTGTAAATGGAGGGATAGTCGGGACAGACACTGGAAGTTTAATAGACGCTACCTATTTTGGTCTTCAAGTATTAAAGGGTGCTAAGATATCCGGACCTATATATCAAACGGTTGATTGTAGTCATAGCAATTATTTTTCCGCAGGTAATCATGTATTTCAAGGCGGTAATTGGGGTATGGATTGTAGCGCAAATGTCGTTATAAATGGTGACCTAATTGTAACAGGTGATGTATCGTTGACTAGTTTGACTGTATACGATTTAAGTGTCTTACATGTATTAACGGTCGGTACTAGTACCAGCTATATAGATACTAGTAATGTAAATACTGCTAACATGATAGTTACAAATAAATTGGATGTATCAGGTGTAGATATATCTAACAACTTATTAATTGGTGGTAATATAACCGGGACCAATGGTGACCTTATTATAAGCAGTGGTGTTACAGGAGATTTGTACCTTACTGCTGGTACACCTGTACTTTACGATAAAGATATTAAATTTAATGCAATTGATTTTGATTTCTCAGGATCGAATGTAAATTTTATAGATATCAGCGATAATGTAACTTTTAATAAAAATCCATTAATAAACAATGGGTCTAACTATTCAAACAGACTATATAACAACTACGGCCAGTCAACCACCATAATAGATATTTGTAATAATACTGGTAGTGGAACAACGTGGGCTCTAGGTACACATGACCTGAGTTTGAACAGTATAATATATTCTGATTTTAGTGGAGCATCGTTAATGTATAACATTAATGATAGCATTATTGATTTTAGTAATAACCAAGATTTAGCCAAAGATACTTTATATGAGGTTAGTGTATATTCACGTGTTAAATTTAATAATAATGTAGAAGCATTGAGTTATGAATTTAAAGAGATAGGTGCCCCCAGTAATAAAGTATACATTGATACTAGAAGTATTCAAAAGAATAAAGACTATTCCGTTTGTTTTGGACCATCCTTCTTTGTATTTCAAACAGGTGTACCAGATAACAATTATTTGACAAAACAGTTTACATTTGCTATGGATATATCTGGTATTAGTGGTAGCGTAGATTTAATTGATCCTCCTAGATTAACCATAAAACAAAAGAGTTTAGTCTAGTTATGTTATAGTTATATTATATGTATGCTATCATAGTAATAGCAGTCAATATAGTTATTATATATTATATTATATGTTCTAATATAATATATAATTAAATTTAATTAATAAATATATTTATATGTAAAATATATACAAATGTCTTATCCTAATTACAATAAATATAATCAGTATGTAAATTGTTGTAAACCGATTGGTTCTCAAGGAGCGACAGGAGCTCAGGGTCCTAGAGGATTAATTGGGCCACCTGGACCAACTGGAGCGCAAGGTCCGCCTGGGCCAGGAACAACTGGA